TCACACCTCCCCCATAACCAGGCGGACGATTTGTTCACGGTCGGCGGCGCGGGTGTATCGTTCCACTTCTTTCAGCGTCAGATGCCCAGCCATCGCGGCAATCTGATGGACGGTCTTGCCGTTTTCGGCCCAGTAGACGCAGAAGGCTTTCCGCAGGCCGTGCAGTCTCGCTTTCATTCCCGCCGCCACCGCTGCATCCTCGAAACGCTGTCCAAGGCTCTGCGGTTGGTATGGCTTGCGCCACTTCGACAGGATGAACGTTGGCGAAATGTCCGGCGTCCGGGCGATGACAGCCCGCAGTTCCGGGGTGATGGGCACATAGCTGGGCACGCCGGTTTTTACCCGGTTGAAGATCAGCACGTTGCCCTTGATGTTGTGCCGGCCGATCACGGCCAGGTCGGCCCGCGCCGCGCCGGTATATAGGCCGAGGTCGAATATCAGCCGCTCAACCGTCCCAACCTCCCATCGCTTGATGAACGCCGCGATATCGTCCGCGTCCGCAGTCGGAAGCTCATTCGGCACGGGCCGGTCGATCTCTATGCCAACCAGAGGGTTGCGGGCGATGAAACCGAGGCGTTTCACATGCTCGAACACCGGCCGAAGCGCCTTGAAGTCATTGACAGCCCCATGCCCGCCCTTGGCGTAAAGCGCGTTCTCGATATCGCGTGGAGTGATGGCAGAGAGCGGGCGATTGCCCTGGGCGCGCACATAACGCTTGAGGATCGCTTGCCGGGCTTTCCGGGTGCCTTCACTGTATTCGTTCAGCCACTTCCAGTTGCCGGATGTGTAAAGATCAACGGCCCAAGCGAATGTCCCGCTCTTGGGCGTGGAAGTGTCTGGCGGGCGATGTTCCCATCGAGCATGTTCGGCGCAGTAGGCGGCGAACACGCGCGGATCGGTAGGGTGTAGGCCATGCACCCCAAGCGAGATTTCTTTGTCGCCCCGGCGATAAGTGTGGAACCAGCGCCCCCGGCGCAGTTTCGAGCGGAGATAGGGCACGGTTTTCATGCGCCCTCCGCAGAGAACGGCTTGTTGTCCCAGTTGCTAACATGCTTGCGAGCTTCGGGATATTCGAAGGTGACGCCCTCCGGCCCCACCCGCGCGATTCGAGCGCCGGGATGAAGCGAAGCAACGACCTTATGCGCCTCCTGGATCTGGCGCTCGGTTGGCATGGAAGGGGCCGAGGGGCGGGACATCGCTATCCCTCCTCGCCAGTTGCCGGCTTGTCGCGCCAGACGCCACGCTTGGCCTCACGCTGCAACGCATCCACGCCGGCATAGGCTCGCACCACGCAGGCGTTCAGGATTTCCAGCACCGTCGCCACCTCATTGGTAATGCGCTCGGCATTGTTCCCGTCCGCGTCCATGAGGGCACAATGGGCAGCCGAGAGCAGGTCCAGCATGCGATCAAGGATCGCCGGGGCTTCGTCCGCCGGATCATCCTTGCAGAGCAGATCAGCAAAATCCCTCATGCCGCCACCTCGAACCGCTGGGGCGTATCGAGGCCATGCGCGATGGCGCTGGTGATCGAGGAAAGCGCCGTGGCGATCTCGATGCTGGTTTCCTGAAATTCCACGTCATCCGCCAGCGCGTTCAGCGCATCGGCCAGCGCCTGCGCCTTCACCGCGAAGGAATGCAGGCGGCCGAGATGGGCGTACAGAGCGGGCGACATGGTGCTGCCGCTCCCCTTGACTTCGTTGATGGTTTGGCCCATTTTCATGGTCAAGATCCTTTTCTCACAGGTTTAGGATTGCTTGAGACCGTCAGGGTGGCCGCCCTGGCGGTCTTGCTCGTTTCCGGCATCCCAGCCGATGGCCTTCCGCAGGTGAAAAACAATCTCTGCGTTCATCGACCGTTCATTCTGGGACGCCAGCACCTTGATCCGGTCCCGCATCCCGTCCGGAAGACGAATGATGAACCGATCAAGCTGGCCGCTAGGGTAGTCTTCTCGTTTCTTCAAAACCGACTCCTATCCGTTGGGTATGCAGGGACGCTACCCGTTGGATAGGTCTTGCGTCAATCTCAAAATACATCCAATGGGTATGAATGGCTGAAGAATCGACCCGTGCTTGGAAAGATCAGTATATGCTCCGCCTTCCGGACGGGATGCGGGACCGGATCAAGGCTGTTGCCGAGGCGAACAACCGCAGCATGAACGCCGAGATTGTCGCAACGCTTGAGGAAAAATATCCCGCACCGAAGCCGGAAAGCCGCCTGATATCGCGGCTACATCACCTTATCGACATATTCGATGACACTGTGATGAGTGACAAACTGTCGAATGAACGGCGCGAGCATATGCTTTCGCTGTTCAAGGATTCGATCGTGGATGTCATTGACCGCATGACGGAAGACGAATTAGCGCGCGTCCGGGCAGAGACGTCCTTTCCTGGCGAGCTTGACCAATTCGAGGACTGGCCTCCGCAACGCTGGCGCTCTGGCGGAACCGGCGATGCCATGGGCGGGCGAAGCTAGCCCTTCCTGCGCCTTCGCAGCTCATCCCGACAGGCCCGCGAACAGGTCACTTGCTCGATCCGGTGCGGCTTGAACACCGCCTGGCAGACCGGGCAGGTCTTGGGGTGCCGCTTGCGCCGGCTGGCCGCATAGCAGGGATGGGCACAGAATTTCCCGAAGCCTCGGAAGGTCTTGCCGCAATGCTGACAGGTCCGCCGCGTCTTCTGCATGTCTGCCTGCGCACGGCTCTGGCAAGGCTTGCTGCAATAGATCACGTCGCCGCGCGCCTCGGCCGGGATCGGGCCGCTGCACCACAGGCATGTGCGACCCTGCCGCGCCGCAATGCGTTCGGCCCGTGCCTGGGCGGTTTGCGCGGCCTGACGACAGGTCTTGCTGCAATACATGCGGTTCGCGGATGAACCTTCCGGCAACGGCCCGCCGCAATATTCACACTCGGCCGTCAGTCCGAATTGACCGCCATATGCACCGCCTGATCCTCCGACGCCTGCCGCATCCTCGTCATCCAGTTCGCATGGCTGGTGTTGCATAGCCGGCTGCAAAACTTGTAGTGCCCCTCGGGCAAGGGCTTGTGGCAGCGAACGCAGCGCGTCCGCTCGATCAGGGTTCCCGCTTCGATAGTCCATTCCGGCTGTCCTTCATACCAGTCGGGCCGCTCGGCCCCCACGCTGTTGAACACCTCGGCCATCAGGTCGCGCGCCATCAGGTCGGCCGAGGTCCAGCCCCAGCCTTGCAGGCAGAAATCGGCGCGCAGCCCCGCCCGCAGCGGCCCCTCAAGGCCGAAGATGGATGCCGTCTCGCCCGCCTCGAAAGCCAGGCGCACCAGCGCGGCCAGATCCTTGACCATGGCGTGAAACCGGCCGGCGCCGACGCGGCCGCGCAGGGCATCGCGTTCTCGGTTCCTTTCCCGGCGCAGCCGCCTTTTCATCTCGGGGGACATGACAAGCATCAGCGCGCCTCCGCCAGCATCTCAAGAAACGCGCGGTCTTGGCTTTCTCTCGGGTTTTCCTTGATCGCGTAGGTTCGCCCGTCGATTCTGGCTTTCCATTCGCTGGTGATGAGGCGGGTGTTCTCGCTGGCCCGAACCGTGATGATCGCCGGGTTCTTCGCTTCAATCCGGGCATGCATGACTTCCTCCCCGCCGCGCAACGGCAGGACATGCGCCCAGAGCGTGAATTGCGGATCATACCCTTGGATAATCCTCCCGTTCGCATCCACTTCCTTGCGCGGTTTCAGGAACTCGGCCCGGTTCGTCAGGCTATATGCGCCGTTCCTGCCCATCAGTCTGCCCAATCGATGAATTGCAGCGCATCCTTGACGGTGGCCGGGTCAAGCCCCGCCTCTTTCGCCTGCGCCATGGCCTGAAGCATCGCCGACAGTGCCCGCGCCTTGCCGCCGTGGTCATAAGCCTGCATCGGCCGCACCACGTCGATGGCGACGGGCGCGCCCAGCTTTTCGGTCGCTTCCTCGGCCATCAGGTTGACGATGGGTTGCAGCACCAGCTGCGCCAGGTGGCGCTGCGCCTCGCGCACCAGCGGGCCGGTGGTGGCCGGGTTGGTCAGGCCGGGCAGGATGCCGAATACGTTGTAAATCTCGCCCTTGGCCTCGGTCAGAAGCTTGTCGGCCAGCGTCTTGTCGAGCTGAGGCGAAAGCTGATCAGGCGACTGGCCGATGTTCGGGTTCATGCCGGCGGCCGTCGCCTGGGCGGTGCCCTCGATGACCAAGGACGCACCCCGGTTGCCTCGGAAGCTGCGGCGCATCAGGTCCATGTCTTCGGCCGAGCCCTCGGGAACCGGGATGATCTGTGAACCGATGGGCGCATCGCGGAACACGTCGCGCAGCGCCATGGTGATTTCGTCCAGCAGGGACGCCGACAGCTTGGCGCGGGCCAGCGGTGCCGATCCGGCCCATGGGGTGACGGCATCGCAGCCGATGCGGAAATGCAGCACCTCGGGCGCCAGCACGGTTTCCGACCGCCCGCCGCCGATCTCGGGCAGGCCGAGGCGATAGGCGCGCGGCTGGCCGTAGCGGGTGGACAAGGCCCAATCGGTGGCCGGGATCAGCCGGTCGCGGATCAGGAACAGGCATTCCCCCCGCAAGGCCAGTGCGCGGGCGCAGATCGCCATGCTGCGCCGGTCCAGCAGATCAGTGCCGGTCACGTCCGCCAGCGACAGCCCGCTTTCCCAGAGGCTGACCGAGGCCTGCACGGCCGAGGTCAGTTCGGCCAGGCCGGAGCCGCCGGCAATCCAGGCCTCGCGCGCCGCCATCAGCGCGGCGGTATAGCCCGGCTGCACGGCGCGGGTTTCGACCGGCTTGCGGCGGAAAAAATCCATCAGCCCCATGTCAGAGCCTCCAACGGTTCAGGTGATGCGTGACGATGCGTTCCGCGTCATCGCCCACGGGCTGCCATTCCCGCGCCTCGATCTGGGCTTGCGAATAGGCCGGCCGGGTGACGGCCGAGACCTCGAACAGGTCCGCCGCCGTGATGGTGCGCAGCGTCCCGGCCGCGCGCCGCTCGATCCGTTCGCCGCCGCGCTGGACGCGGAAACCGGGCGACAGGCCACGGATCAGGCCCGAGGCATGAGCGGCAAGGAAGTCCCGCGCCCAGCTGGTCTGGCCGTCAATCGTGGCCTCGATCTCCAATGCGGCATCGGTGTCTCGCAGCTGCAAGGTGCCGGCCGCGCGCGATGCCAGCGGGCGGTTGAAGTCATGGCCGGCCAGCAGGTGGATATCCTCGCCCCGCTCGATCCGGTCTGCGAAGGCGCGGGCGGCGATGACCTCATACCGCCCGGCTGCCAGTTCGGTTTCCGCGCCATAAGGGAACGTCGCCCGAAGGCGGGTTGCCCCGCCCTCGCTGCGCAGTTCCAGCGCCCCGAGCGACGCCCCCCACAGCATCAGGGTTCCCCGATGCCGGTCAGGATGCGGGTCTGCATCCCACGCGGCACGGTGAAATCGGCCGTGACCAGTGCCGTCAGCACCAGCTGGCCCGATTGCGCCTTGGTGTAGGGATCGCGGATCAGGTCCACGCCGCCATAGATGCCGAGATAGCCCGGCGCGATGCCCTGCACGGTCGCGGTCAGGATCGCGGTCTCAAGGGGGATCACATTGCTGATCGCCGGGATGGCAATGTGCTTGGTCAGGCGGTCCCATTCCGAAACGGCGGTGCCGGTGATCAGCGCATCATCCAGCTCGGCCCAGATCGCCGGGCCGAAACCCAGATTGACTTGGGCAGCCGAGGTGATCGCGTTGGCCTGCATGAAGGCCACCACCTGCGCCCGGAATGCCGCCCAGGTCGCAGCCGCGCCAACGGCGGTCGAGGCAATGCCATAGGTCGCCGCGCCGGGGATCATGCCCAGAGGCTGGCCGGCCGCGCCGGAACCGTTCACCACCACGCGGTCAAGCTCGGTGCCGATCACCGCGTTCAGGTCGCGGCGGATGGCCGATTCCAGCCCTTCGCCAGCCTGTTTCAGCGCCTTGCGGCTGATGACCATCTGCGCCCCGCCGGTCTGGTCGGGGTTCAGGCTGCGTTCCGAGGTCTGGTATTCCGAGGCCGCGCCGACATTGCCCAGCTCGGTGGTCTGCCAGCCGAACACCGCGCCGGCGGTCGCAACCGGGAATTCCAGCTCGCCCGAGGTGATGTTGATCGACTGGACGCCGAGGCGCGAAGCCACCGAAGCCGGGAACAGCCGGTCGATTACCGGGCGGATGGTTTTCGGGTTGATCTGGTCGGCCGCGACGGTTTCGCCAGCGCGGGTTTCCAGAGCCGCCAGCGGGACCGGGACGCCCTGATAGCCGCCCTTGCTGCGCAGTTCGTCCACGACTTCCTTGGTCGCGCCCGACAGCGCCCGCCCTTCGTCGATGGCAAGCGCAACTTGGCGCAGTTCGAAGCGGCCGACCAGTTCGGCATATTCCCGGTCCGACCGGGTTTCCAGATCGGCCCCGGCCTCGCGGCGCTCGGTATCTTCCGCGATCAGGGCGGCACGATACCGGGTTTCGTTGGCGCGATATTCCGCGTCCAGCGTCTCCATGGAGCGGGTTTCGTCCTCGGTCGGGCTGTCCTTGCCCACCAGACCCGCCAGAGCCTGCCGGATTTCCGACTGGCGACGGGCGATTTTGACACTATCCAGCATGTGATACCTCATGTTGCCGGGTTTGGGTTCGTCGCCAGATCGGCAACGGCTTGCGCCCAGGCATCGCGCTCGGGCGACCGGATCGGCGCGGGGTGGCCGCATTCGATCCGGGTTTTCTTGGTGTGGCAGGAGCTGCACCGCGTGGCGCAGTTGGCCGGGTCGAAGGCCAGTTCGGGATTGCTGCGCACCGGCTTGATGTGGTCGATTTCCAGCCGGCCGCGCTTGGTGCCGCAATCGACGCAGGCCCATCCGTCGCGTTCCAGCACGATCTGGCGCAGCACCTGCCAGCGTTTGGTTTTCAGGACGGGCCGGGAATGGCGCCGCCATTGGTCGCGCTTCATGCCCATGCCGCCCTCGCTTTCCGGGTCGGTGCGGCCTGCATCCGCGCGCCCTGGGCAACCGCCAGCACCGAAGCCGCTGCCGCGTCGATGCGGCCGAGGGCGCGGCCCTTCGCGAGCTTGGCGTTGCCGGCCGGATCGATCAGGGTCACGGCATCCGCGAAGGCGAAGCGCAGCAGCAGCGACGGCACGACCTTCACGTCGCCGTCGAACAGCGCCCGGCGGAACCGCTCGATATCCTCGGCCCCGTCCTTCCAGCCGAAGCCGCGCCAGATGAACGGGACGCGGGCGAGGCCGGCGCCGTTCATGGCCTCGGCAAATTCGGCATGGCGGAAACGGTCGCCGACGATGCAGGCGGGCTGGATACCGTCCAGCTGTCGCACGATCTCGGCCAGCCACGGGCCGGGCGGAACCGTGTTCTCGCCCATGACCGACAATTCGCCGCGCTCGTGCATTTCGACATAGCGATGGGCGACGGCATCGGCCGCGCCGCGATCCGCCAGCGACGGGAAGGCCGGGAAGGTGCCGAGGGCTTCCAGCCGTCCGGTTTCCGGCCAGTAGAACGCCGCCGCCGACATGGAGCGCGAGCCGCCCAGATCCACGCCGAGAATACAGATGCCTTCGCGGGGCGGCAGATCCTCGGGCGCGACCTCGGCCGAAAGCCATTCGTCCACCGTGACCAGCACCGACCGATTCTCGATCGACACGCGCTCGTTGCGGTTCAGGTTGCGGAAGCTGGACAGGGCCGCGCCGCCGCGGGCGATGGCGGTCTTTGCCGCCGACAGCAGCCATTCCGGGGTCGAGCCGATGCCCTCGGCCGCGCCGGGGTTCGCCAGCAGCAGGCTTTCCAGATCGTCGGCCGGCAGGCCGAAGGGCGGGCGATGCTCCTGGACGTAAGAACCGGGCGGCGGTTCATCCAGCCAGCGGGAAAAGGTGTTGGTGTCGTCGGGGGCCGAGGTCGAGATGATCAGCGCCCGGCCGTCGCGTTTGCCGAGGCCCGAGAGAATGGCGTTTTCGAGGTTGTCGCCCTTCTCGCGTTCCCAGGCGGCGCGTTCGTCCATGATCGCCAGCGTCGGGGCACCGCCGAGAATGGACTTGCCGTCAGCGGCGATGCAGCGCGCCAGCCCGCCGCCATTGCCGCCGAATTCGATCTCCAGCTTGGAGCCGCGCCGGATGGTGAACTGTGCCTGATCCGATTCCGGCAGGCCGTTGATGTAGCCCAGCACGAAATTGAAGGCGATGCGCGCCTGGTCACGGTTGCGGGCCGCGAAGATGATCTCGCGGTTCGGCTGCGGATCGTCCTGAAGCGCGCCGACCAGCTCGGCCAATGCGAGGCCCGCCGAAAGCGCGGTCTTGGCATTGCCGCGCCCGATGGACAGGACGCCGACCGTCACCCCCTTGGAAAAGGACCCTTTCACGAATTTTTTCTGGAAATTCGCCAGTTTGAGCGGTTTTCCGGCCTTTTTGCCCTCGGGAACGCGCAACAGGCCCAAAAACTGGATCGCCCGCATCGACGGCGATTTTCCCCGGATTTTTTCCAAAAGTGAGAGCGGAACACTCCGCCGCCGGTCCCCCGGCAAAACCGAAGTCTGGGCATTGGGACCATGCCCGAACAGGTCGCGCGCCGCGCCTTCCGTTCCCGTGATCATCTCTTTGCCTTCTCGCATCTAAGCTCTTGTTCCTGTTCTTCTCTTGTCCCTGCCCATCGGTTCAGACCCCGAGCGACGGTCAGGAAGCGGGTTAAAGGCCGGGGTTCAGAACCCAGCGTTCCCGCCCTGACCGCCGCGATCTTGACCTGCCCATTCGGACGAGCCCGTCGCTTAGGTCAGACCTGCCTTTCCCTCGGCCCGGTCCGCTCTCCCATGTTCGCCGCCGTGAGGGTGGCAGCGGGTTCCTGGGGCTTGGAGAGACCGCCGAAGCGGGATAGCTGCCCCTGCGGATTTCCACCGCACCGTGCGACTGTCGCCGCGCCGGTTTGCGCCTGAACCGTTCCGTCTGCTGCGCTTTAAGCCGCCGCGCATCGCTAACCCGTGAAAGCTCCACGGCGGCCGAGGCCCGCGCCATGCGGGCCGGTATGTTCAATCCTCGATCAGGTCAGGTTCATCCTCCCTGGCGACGGGTGGCAGCTCTGCCACCAGGCGGCGCATGACGGCCAACTGCCGATGGCTGGGCATCCAGCCCGGACGCTTGCGCGCCCTCTGGATCGACAGGGCAAACCCCCGCGCCCATTCGTCGGTGGCGTCCGCAATAACGCGGCGCCACCGGAACAGCAGCTGGTCAATGTCGGGATCGCCCGTGTATCCTCGCTCCGCGCTCATGCCCGCACCCCGCGATAGCGGCCGAGGATCCGGGCGAAGTGGGGCGACAGGCTGACGGCCTGCTTATCGACCGCGCCCCTGGTGTCGTAATAGACCGACACCTGGTCCAGCATCGCCTTGCGCAGATCGCCGGGAATGTCGCCGGCTGCATCACCGAACCCCGCGACATACTCGATGACGATTCCCCCCCGCGGCCTGGACCCGCTCAATCGAAGCGCGGGGCGCCGGCCGGTCATCACCGCATAGTCGTCGAACGCTTCCCCGTCCGCGGTGACGGTCACGGTTGACCAGTCCAGGAGCGGCGCTATCGGCAGGTTGAAGCTCATGGCGCGCGGCCAGCACGGCAAGGTGACGCGGATTGTCTGATTGATCAGCGCGATCTGCCCGTAATCCTCGGCTTCGCGCGCCACCGCATCAATCGCATTGACGAAATCGGCGTTGTCATCATCGAACAGGACGCGCGTATGGTTCTTGGCCTCTGTCAGGTCCAGCACCGGCTCGGGCGACCTCGAAATCCGCTCGACGTTCATGCCGCCTCCTCCCCGCTGACATGCGACAGGAAGGCCACCTGATCGGCCGGGGGCAGTGCCTCGTAGCAGGCCAGCGCATAGGCCTTGCGCTCGGCCGTGCTGGCCCAGCTGGCCCATTCCCGCGCCTCGGTCATAAGGCCGTAAGGGTTCGGGATCGGATGGCCGGGCGACAGATGGGCGTGAATGATTTCGAGGAAACGCGCCGCGTCAGCGCCGCAGTTCAGCGCGGCATTGATCAGGTGACGGGCCGCGATCTGGCGCCGGGCATTTTCCTCGATCCGGTCGAGGAAGATCACCGCGTAGTCATGCGCCGGCCGGAACGTCGAGTGTCCCGAACGCTCTTCTAAGCTATTGACCTGCAAGGGGCTGATTTTGCCCGATGTGTCCCTTTCGCTTCCTTGATTTTCAAGGAAACTTTCGAGACTGTCGCAGTTCCTATCAGGTCGAGGAGATGCTTTCGCAGCGCATCGGCCTGATGAACGAGGAGGCCATGCATGCGCCGCATGCGTTGCAGAACATGGCGGACGCCTTGCCCGCCTTGGGAATCGTCGCCGCGGTCCTGGGCGTGATCAAGACCATGAGTTCGATCGATCAGCCGCCCGAGGTGCTGGGCAAGATGATCGGCGGCGCCCTGGTCGGGACGTTCCTGGGCGTGTTCCTGGCCTATGCGATCGTCGCCCCCTTCGCCCAGCGGCTTGGGGCGGTGACGAAGCAGGACCAGGCCTTTTACGACGTGATCAAATCCGTCCTGGTGGCCGGCCTGCATCAGCATGCGACCAATCTTTGCGTCGAGGTGGGCCGGCAATCCGCGCCCGATCATGTCCGCCCCTCGTTCGGCGACCTCGAGAACGCGCTGCGCGAGTTGAAGAGGGCGTCGTGA